GTAGGATCTAATGCATTTGTTCCTTCTGTTTCTGAGGGTGCATATGTAACTGTTTGAGCAGACCAATTGCCAGTAGCTGCACTGTATTTTGAAAGGGCTACGTTTAATCCGTTACCGGCTGCGCCAGCCTTCATCCAAACTGAGCCAGTTGGTCTTGGATAAGTTTGTCCAGTGCTCCATAATGGCATTTGTGAAGAAGTACCATATTGTGCAATAGGTTGATAATAAGATCCAGCTGCAATTCCTAACGCTGCTAATAATCCAGGAGTTCCGCTAGAAATTTGTAGGCTTAATGGATTTGAGGATGAGGTTTGTTGTGAGCTGTAAAGTGCTAGTTTACCATCATTTACTCTAGCAGATAGTGATGCCCATCCTAAATTATTTATAGCAGTCGCTACGTTATAAACTGTGTCACCACTGGTTATTGTTATAACAGTTGAACTACCACCAAATAATGTAATAGTGAATGTACCTGAAATCAATGTAGGATTAGATTCAGTACTTTGTACTGTAGGCCAACTAGTTAACCATTCTTCTGCACCAACTACTACCCATTGATTGTTTTCATTCTTGTAGAAGAATTGCTCAGGAGAATCGTATGAAGGTCTTTCTGTTATAGCTATGGCATTAACAGCGTAATCACCTATTGAACCTAAAGTTTGTAGTGGGAAACCACCTGACAAATCTGTGCTGTCGTAAATTACGATAGGCTGTTGTTCTACAAACTTCTGTGTTGTTGCGTTCCACTGGAAAATACCCCAGTTAGAAGTTGTAGAATCTAACCAATAACTTCCATCAGTAGGCTGACTTGATGGACGAGCAGTTTGTCCAACTAAACTTGCTAAATCAACATCAGCACGTAGAACGTATGCACGATTGGTTACACCTAATACTGAGTATGCTGCTAATAGGCCATACTCATTTAATTCGTAACCTTGAATAGGAGTACCATTTGTTGTAGTATAGAAGAAAGGTGTACCATACAATGTTGTAAGATCACGTTGACTTGTAACTTGGAACAATTTATTTGCATTGGCGGCTGTAGTTCCCGCAGCAACGCCTATACCATTTGGATTTGCTTTATTTTGGGCTGTTGCTATCACAACGAGAGGAATCGTACCAGTTGGTGCAGGTAAATACTGACTTTGGTCGATTATCGTGACTTCTACGCCTGGAGATGTTAATGCCATTTTTGTTTTCCTTTATGTAAAATTATGAGGTTTACCACCTAGATTGTTATATAACTATTTATTAAATTTACCAAAAAAGACGGTATAACCGTACCTTTAAAGGTTAGGATCAATAAATACTTGATGAGACCTATTTGCAAAAGTTGCAACAAAAATTTATGTGCTATAAACTATGTACGTAATAATAAAACGTACTATCGTAGCATATGTGACGAGTGTGGTAGAAAGAAAAACAAAAAGAAACCTAGAAAACCAGCATGGCAAAAGAGCGGATATAAGAAAAAAGCCACATGTGATTTATGTGGCTTTAAGAGTTTGTTCCCCAGTCAACTTACAGTATTTCACATTGACGGAAATTTAGAAAACACATTACCTGTTAATCTAAGGTCTATCTGTCTAAACTGTGTTGAAGTTGTTAAAAAGAAAGAAGTTAACTGGAAAAGAGGCGATTTAGAGGTTGACTATTGATTTGACTTTTGTATGTAGTTCGTCAATAGTTCCGTTATTATCAATATAATAATCGTAGTCTAAGCCAACGCTAGAGTATTCACTTGCATGTACTTTTAATTTTAGTAATTTTTCTTTTCCCAATGACCATCCTATATGTGATGGGCCTTTGTTAGCATTTACTGCGTCTTGATACCATTCTGGCCTAGGACCTCTTTCTACTCTGCAAGTAATTCCACCTGCATTTTTTATTGCTTGTACTTCATTGACAAATCTACAGTCGGTGATTACTATATTATCTTTGGTATTTCGTAGTTTGTTTTCTACGCTTGCTACCCAAATATCGCTATGAAATCCGTTACGACATACCTCAGTGCCCCATTGTTGCAAGATATATCTAGGAGTAACTTCCATTCCCAATCTGTTACTCCACCATTCATCACGCTGTTCACGCCATTCACGGCTAGTTTTAGTAGTGCCTTCTAGGAGTTCTCGGTCCCAGCCAAACACTGCTGCAACTGCATCTTTAAGACTAGCTGCAAAACTTAGTCTTTTAAATCCATAAAATGTGCAAAGATAATCAGCAACAGTATCTTTGCCAGAACCAATAAAGCCGGTTACGCCTAAAATCATGTAGAAACTCCTGTCAAGTACTTATTCTATGACAGGAGTTTGACAAATTAAAGTGTTTAGGTTAACCTTGTACCCAAGTCAATGGCTGACTGTAATCAACATAACGCTTGAGTTCATCAATTAGTTGGGCTTGTAGTGCGACACCTTCAGCCTTCATGGCTGTACCGTTTAGACTTGTGCCGCCACCCGGGCCAGCAATAGTATTAAATTTTTCACGGGCTTCGCCGATCGTTAGTTTTAATGTAGCTAACACAAAGTCACCGATCCAAACACCTGCACCTGGATCTTGTAATAATTCAATTTCAGGTCTTTGAACATCAGCCCAAATCAATATACGCTCACCTGTACCTTTGAAATCACGAACCACACGTAATACTTTTGTAACCGGGTTGAATGTATAAACAACATATCCACCGAACATACGAGCCGCTAACTCAACATAACCTGCATAGAAGTCATATGTTGCCATACCCCCTGTGTAATTATAATTCAACAGGTAAGTGTTAAGAATAGCACTTGAGAATGGATCAAACGCTGTAGAGCTTGGTCCTGTTTCTAAACCAACTGTTCTACGGAATATGCTACGCACATTAATGAATTCTTGGGGCAATGTATATGTGTCTACATTCTTTATGACAGTCATTAGTGTGTATGACTCTACTGTAGCATTTTGTGCCCTCTGACGATAGATTTTTATTGCGTAGTTATAAGCAGCCTCAAAGTGTTGAGGATCTAATTCCAAATCAATGATTCCGTCACCTAAACGATAACGGAGGTTCTGAAACAACGCTTGTTTCAATTCGTCAAGTGTCAAACCTGACGGTGTAGATAAAGGACTTGCGATTGGACCTATGCTCATAAAAAACTCCAGATATTGTATTTATCTGGAGTTTTATGTTATTTACAGATCACCTTCTTTACGATTCTCACTATAAAATGCATTAAAAGAACCGCCGGGATATCGTGCTTCAAGTTTGCCTACATTCTCAGCGATAACATCGTTGGGATCGTAGCCAAGTGCCCTACAAGCATTGATCCAGTACCAAAAGATATCGCCCAGTTCACGTTTCATGTGAAAGCGATTTTCTTCATTGAAGGGTTTACCTTGGAAGACCATCTTTTTGACAATCTCATTAAACTCGCCGCCCTCACTTGCAAGTCCGATACCAGCAGTCATCAACAGACTGATGTTTAAATTAGGTTGGTCATCAAGTTCTTGTAGACGTTTAACCATAACCGCAAAATCGTTGCTTGCGTCACTGGTAACTGCTTGGACAAAATCCTGATATTTATTTAGGTCAATTTTTTGTGTCATTGTTTTCTCCGAAAATATATTGTTCCATTTTTTTAAGTGTCGTTTCTTCGTCTTTCATCCCGCAATCAAAACAAATTTGTTCGTTGTTAGGACCATATGGACGACATTCAGCTATAGTGCCACACAGTTCACACACTTGAGGTAATTCCTCAGCAATAAATCCACGACCACTCATTCTTCAACTCCGAAATGTTGTTTAATCCTAATTTTAGCAATCCTAACACTGCGGCCTGTATCTTCACCGTCATCTTCATCATCTAAAATGTCAATACATTCCCGAACAATCAACTCGGCGAATTTTTCTGCATTGTCAACACTCATCCATTTACCGCTAATGTCAGTACCAGCCTGACTCATTAATTCCTTAATTTTTTCTTTCATTAAAATGCTTTCAGAATAATCATGTTTTCGTTGAAACGCCCATTGGGGGTAGTTGCAACAGCTTTGATACCATCAAAGAATTTACGTGCCGCAGGCTTCGAACCCATGACTTCTTTGATTTGTTCACCCGGCTTACGCAATGTTTTAATCTCAGATTTGTTTGTATCAAAGCCAAGAATAGTATTTCCCTTGACAGTAAAAGTCTTACTGTACTCATCCGCAATATAGTGATGGAGCTTGCGTTTAGCAGTATCATAAACCCAGGCTTCACTTGCACCGTGCAGTTTCGTAGGATGTACACTTACCAGATCAAGTTTGTTTGCAGGATCTTTAAATTCCTTAAGGTACTTGAGTTTTGCAACCAGCTTTTCAATGGGTACAGCTTTTTTCTTACGCGGGGCTTTGCTTGCTTTCTTGATACTGATATAACTATTCAAGTCACCCAGTACTTGGTCAATAAACTTGAGCAGGTTACGCAACTGAATCTTGCCCATGTCACCATAACCCTCTTTGATTTCTTTGTCACCTTCGCTTAACAAATTGAATTCTTCCTGCTTACGCTTCCAGAATTCAACAATCAACGGAATGTGTTGTGGGAGGACATTAAATCGTGCTACAATGTCAACTGTCTTTTGTGGTGTTTTGCCATCCAAGAAAAATTCATCAAACATGCCTTCAAGTTCGCCGGCGGCTTCGCGGGCTTTGTCACGCATGATTTCCTGAACATTAGGACGATTGTTTACAGGTTTTTCTTCCTCAAGTTTTTCAACTACCTGAGGTTTAGCAATAAGTTTAAGAAGCCGGCTGATTTCATTTTGAAGGGTAGCTTCTTCATGTTCGGTTAATTCAAGACCTCGCATAGTCATACGAGACAACCAGCACAATGTGGAATTGAATTCTTTTTCTTCTACTTTGCGTAGAATTTTAGATTCTTGGATTCGGTCATGATGCTCAAGATATTGACACATTAGTTCTTTTGCATCTTTTTTGCCATAAAAACGACCATACCAAGTAAAACTTCGGGCTAGAGCAATGCCTCGATATTCTTCCTCAGGTTGCAGTGGAAAGAACGGTTCTTCACCCAAATACTTAGTATCGGGGTCACGAGGATTCAGTGATTTGATAAAATGGTCACTAGTCTTTTTAGGCTTGCGAGTTGCCATAGATACTCCTGTTAATAATATGAATATTATATATCAGAATCCATTTATTGTCAAGTCCTAGAAAGGTAACACTTTAGCGATAAATAATGAATAGAGTTTAAAAATATGCCAAGACTTAGCCTTTACCGCCCAAATAAACAGAATGATTATAGATTCATGGATAGGACAATATCCGAACAATTAACTGTGGGTGGCACAGATTTATATATTCACAAATACTTAGGACCAACTAATCAAGGTGCAAGTATTGATTATACACAACCTGAATATGCTACATTAAGCCCTTTAAATATCCAAGATTTGTTATTTTTAGAAAACAGGGATAGAACCTATGACCCGAATGTTTACAGACTTCGCGGACATTATAATGTACAAAATCTTGATTTTGATTTAAGTCAATTTGGACTGTTTTTAAATAATGATATTTTGTTTATTGTCGTTCATTATAACGACATGATTGATATTGTTGGTCGTAAATTAATGGTAGGTGATGTACTTGAGTTACCTCATTTATTAGATTATAACCCACTAGATGAAAAAATACCAGTAGCCCTAAAAAGATTTTATCAAATAACTGATGCAAACTTTGCAAGTGAAGGTTTTACGCAAACATGGTATCCTCACTTATGGCGTATTAAGTGTGAAAAACTAGTTGACAGTCAAGAATTTAGCCAGATATTACAAGAGCCAGTCAATCAGGATAATTATCTTGGTCTTTGGGATAAGAACAAAACATATCCTGCAGGATATGTAATTTCATTTGGTGATAAAAATTATATTTCAAAAACAGAAGTTCCTGCAGGTGTCACTCCACCTAATGCTACATATTGGGAATTAGACACAAACAGTAATTTAAAAGATATTCTTGCAACATATAATAAAAATATTCAAATCAATAATGCTGTATTAGAAGAAGCAAAACGACTTGTACCTAAGTCAGGATACAATATGAACGATTTGTATATTGTTCCTACATATGGTGCATTTCAGCAAGATGGACTATTCTCACCTAGATACAATCAACCTGCTCCGCCTGTAAATATCGTAACAAGTTCTCAAAACGCACCAGCTGCGCCGGTTACTGGTACGTTTACGTTGATGCGTAGTAGCAATTATAGAATGGCTAGTCCTGCAATTAGAATTCCTAAGGCATCATTAAAAAATATATGGGATCTAACAGTTGATGGCGGAAACTTGCTTGATGTTCATCACCAAACAAATTTACAATTGGTTCAGTTTGCTCCTGAAAGAATAGGAAATAATTCAGGACCTGTGTCAGGAGAAACAAGACTTTCGGTTTTTTCTTTAGGTACTATTACAGGTCCATATGGTACAGCAGATAATACATACGCAACTGCTGACCAAGATCCAGTGGCTCCTGGCTTTACTGGTGATATCACTCAGCAGATGGATTATCGTGCAGACTGTGACCCTAGATTCCAATATATTGCAAGATCAAGTCCAAGATCATTTGGGTATACTGCGGGTTATTTGACAGGAGACGGCACAGCACCAAACGGCTTCCCAACAGGTGCAGGAATCAGTTTCCCACAAAACCCACAAATCGGGGACTATTTCTTGCGTATCGACTACTTCCCACAAATACTATATCGTTGGGACGGAAATTTATGGATAAGAATATCTACAGATGTAAGAACTGATACAGGCATGACTGCGGAAGATACAAGTCAATTGAGTAGCTTCATAAATAACAGTAACGTAACTGTTCTAACAAACGGAACAGTTGTCGAGCAAGCACAACCATTGTCCTCGATATTGACTATTTCCCCGGACCCATTACCACCAGTTTTATAATATGGCACAATTTTTTTACGATAATCAGATACGCAGATTCTTAGTACAATTTGCAAAGATATTCAGCTCCTGGTATGTTACTAAGGGAAAAGATCCTAATGGAAACGATATATTAGTGCGTGTTCCAATAATGTATGGTGACAGTTCTAGGCAGGCAGCAACTATCATTGCAAATAACAGTGCAAGTAATTTACCTAGTGCTCCGTTGTTCACGTATTATATTTCAGGACTTGAATACGATCAAAGAAGAACACAAGATCCTACATTTATTGACAAAATAAATGTAAGACAACGTGCATATAACACAGAAACAGGACAATACGAACAAACTCAAGGTCAAGCATTTACAGTTGAAAGACTAATGCCAGTACCTTATACATTAAGAGTTACACTTGAATTATGGACTACTAACTATAATCAAAAATTAGAGATAGTAGAACAATTAGGGACATTATTTAACCCTGCACTTGAGATTCAATCTACTGACAACTTTGTTGACTGGACTAGTTTGAGTGTTGTTTATCAAGATGGTCTTACATTCAGTAGTAGAACTATTCCTGTAGGCACTGGTAATCCAATAGATGTGCTAACTTGGAAGTTTTATATGCCTATTTGGATCAGTACTGCAAGTAAACTTAAAAAGATGGGAGTCATCGAAAAGATTATTGCAAGCATTTACAAAGGAAGTGCATTGCAAGATATTCAAAATGATGATTTACTATTAGGTACTCGACAAAAAATAAGTCCATATGGTTACAAAGTGTTGTTACTTGGAAACAAACTGCAATTGTTGCCTAACAATACAGCTTTCAATCCTACAAATGAAAGCATAAATTTACCTACTCCACCCAATACTGATTTGTATTGGTCTAGCTTATTAAACGTATACGGTACTGTAAGACCAGGTATAAGTCAAATTTGGTTGCAAAATCCATACTTAGATACTGATATTGTAGGTACTTTTGTTTCTGATCCATTAGATGATAGATTATTGATATACAACATTGACCCCGACACCTTACCTCAGAATACTATGCCACCGGTAGATAGTATTATCAATCCATTAAATTCAGGTCCAAATGCAGGATTACCAGGTCCTATACCGAATCGCAGATACTTAATCGTAGAAAACATTGGTAGCAGTGGTGATACTACTGTTGCCTGGGGAGATTTGGTTGCGAATGCAAATGATATTATACAATTCAATGCTTTATTAGGAAAATGGGAAGTTGCATTTAATAGTGCAGAGGCGACAACTGTACAATATGTAACCAATCTAACTACAAATGTACAATATCGTTATGTTCCTCAAGAAGGTATTTGGATGAAATCAGTTGAAGGCTGGTACGGAGAGGGCGATTATAGTATTGTAATTTAAATAAATTATGATATAATCTCTAAATGAATACTAGTGCTGGCATTTTTTTCTACAGTAATGTTACCCAAAGATTTTTATATTTGTTAAGAACCGATAGCAAGAATCCGGGTAATTGGGGTATTCCCGGAGGAAAGATAGAAAAAGAAGAAACATTGCTTGAAGGTATCGAAAGAGAATGCCTAGAAGAAATAGGATTCTTTCCTAAAGAAGCTAAATTAATTCCAATTCAAAAATTTGTCAATAACACATTTACTTACCATACATTTTTTTGTGAAGTAACTGCTGAATTCATACCCAAACTAAATGAAGAACATTGCGGTTATGCTTGGGTGGGGGATAATCAATATCCTAAACCATTACATCCCGGGCTGTTCAGTACAGTTAATTTCGATGTGGTTCAAGAAAAATTAAAGACATTAACAAAAAAGGGCTCCTAAGAGCCCCTTTTTTATTTTAGCAGTTTTGCAACTGTATCGAATCCCAATGATCCTATTACAACGCCTGCTCCCATCATCATCCAACGCCACTTTTCTAAACTAGATATTTTATTATTCAAAGACTTGTGAGCATTTTGAGCTTCTTCGGACATCTCTTTTAGTAGCTTATGCGTGTCCTCCGTTCTTTTATTAACTGTATCGGATAAGGTTTTTATGTCACTTTTGATTTCCATGACATCTTGTTCGATATTTTCAACCTTGACTTGAAGTATTGCTACTTCAGTCTCGGTCTGTTGATTAATTTTAACGGCTCTTGTTGGCATAATAATTAAGCGTTAGAAATTGTTACTAATGGGTATGGTTGGCCAGCTGCGGCGTTTGCATCGGCTGCACTGTTAAATGTAGCAAAGACAGGAGCTGCATTTTGGAATACAATATTTCCAGTCGCAATTGGTCCTGATGTTGCAGTAAACAATTCACCTGTGTGGTCACTTAGACTTTGTACATTTTGTGTTGCAGAGTTTGCATATGTAGCAACAATATTCATTGTATTTGGAGTCAATGCTGTATTAGCAAGATTTGCTGTATAGCACTGTGCCTGTAAGCCGGTTGTTGTGCCTTGTACAAGATACTTTTGTTTACCTTTTTGTCGAACAATAAATCCTGCTTCGTCATCAGCATATATAAATGCAGCATCTGTAAAATCAATTGGAGGCTCAACTGCTAATACAGTAACATCAATTGTTGCATTGGCAGCAGTAGTACCAGTAGTCAGTGCAGTTGTAGCACCATATTGTGTATTAGATACGGTAAATGCTGAAGCATTTGCAATAGTTTTTACAAAGTATGTTGTGCCAGCTACTAAACCACCTGTATTTGCATCAAATGTAACTGGGGCACCTACAAATAATGTTTGTGCATTACCGGAAGTACCAATAACATTTCCAGTAGCGCTGGTATTAGCTACTGCAACAGTGATATAACCCGTGTTTGTTTGAACGAATCCGATGTTTACAAAGTCAGTATTGCCGTTAGTGTTTGCAACTGCTACTTGAAGTGCAGATCCAACAGACAACGTATTTGCAAAGTCAGTACCTTCACCGTATACATTTAGATTACCAGTATCACCGTAGATTGTTCCTGTACCATCAATACCGATAGCAACACGAGTTAGAACTTGAGGTCCAATAATTGCAGTGTTACCACCGACAACACTGTATGTATTACTATTTGTTGTAGGGAATCCTACACCACCGTTTGGATTGTTGAAATATGCATCTACAACATTAACTGATGCAGACACTGTTGTACCTGATGTTGCTGAAAGATTTACAGGTGTGAAAGTTGGGTTAGCACTTAAATCTGTTGCTGAAACTGTAAATGTGCTATTGCCTGTAACTTGTAAAATCCAATAAATTGTATTAGCTGTCAGTCCACCTGTGCTTGATGCCGGTATAAAAGTCATACCTTTGATAACACCATATGCTGCACTTTCTGGATCCAATAAGTCTTGAGCTACTGTTACTTCTTCTGTAGTAGCATCAGAGTCTGTGATTGTTAGTATGGCTTGCGCTTTTGCGATCTTTAGAGGTCTTCCCATTTGTTTTCTCCTTGTTATTTGTGGGTTCTATTCCACTACGCGGCGGGGTACCGCATAAACTCACCGTATGTGAGCGTACTATCTATTTATCAACGAAGGTCAAAAAGCAGTATCTCAGAATTATTAGGATTAGTAATTGTTAGTGATTCTTCATCTTCAATACTAAATCCACCTAATTCAGGGCTTTCAATATCATTGATTGTGGCATTTCCTGAAATTATATATACATAATATCTGCGAGTTTTATTGAGTTTATATGTAAAATTTTTGGTGAATATGCCTGCAAAGACTTTTGCATCACTATGTATAACTATAGGACCTTTATCGCTAGCGATAGGGCAGAAATTGTCTAGTTTATCTTCTCTTGTAAATTCCATCGCATCATATTGAGGTGGAAAATTGTGCTTGTTAGGACGCAACCATATCTGCAAATAACGAATAGGATGGTCAGATAGATTACCTTCTGTGTGCCAAATACCAGTACCTGAACTCATTTTTTGAACACAGCCACTAGGTACTTCTCCATAGTTGTGTAAGTTGTCATTGTGATAGCAGGGACCGTTTATGATATATCCTAAAATTTCCATATCACAATGTTGGTGAATGGGTACACAATTTCTAGGCTGAACTCTATCATCGTTAATAACTTCTAAATCACTAAAGTGAATATAGTTTGGATCGTAATAACTATTATTACTGAAACTGCGATATGTTTCAATCCAGTCTTCTTTAAGATGACCTAATGTAGATGGGTGACGAAATTTAATCATATGGTATTTAATGGAAAAGCGGCTTGCGCCGCTTTTTCTTAGAATGAAAACCGATTAGCACCAGTTTTCTGTTCCAACTAATGTGTATACTAAATCACCAGGTGCTGATGGATCAGGTAAAGTATTACCACTATCATTAAAGAATGTAGCAGAGAATTGAACGCCAGGATTTGCATTTGCATATGGTTCGTCAAAGTTCATACTAAACTTGTTCTTCAAACGCTGTGCATAATACGTATCACCATCATCATAAATTGCAACACTCATTGTGTTAGGTTCTGTTGGACTATTTAAGTCTACTAACAAACATGTGGCAACTGGATATACCTCACCGTTTGTTGTCAATCCAGTGCCATCTTGTGTAGCTGTGAAAATATCGTATTGTCCTGCAGTAGGATCAGCACCCAATGCCGCCCAATCAGTATCACTAACCGTAGCAATCATATATGCTTGACCAGCGGCGATAGATTCATCTTGAATAGCATCAGTAGTTCCTGCAACTAAGAATCTTCTAGAACCTTTTTGACGAACGATAGATCCATTACCAGTTGCTGTATAATACCATGCACTATCAGTGACGTTTTCAGCAGAAGGATCACCCAATGATATTTCTGTATCGTCAGTTGTACTGTCATAGATACCTAATGACGTATATCCACCTGCGCCATCACTTACCCAAATCTGACTTGAACCGCTTCGGAATGCATCAGTTGTAAAGTGGGTGCCTGTACCTGTTACAGTTCCACTTCCTGTGTCGGCTGTGATAGTACCTAAACCTTTTACAAGAATAGCTGCATCACAACGAATTTGATCGGAGTTTTCATTGACACCACCTACGATACCGGGCTGATTGTCATCGTATCCATTATTTGTAGATCCGTCATTAGGGAAGCCTTGGTCAACAACCTGCTCACCCTGATATTTTCTAATTTTTAAAGCACGTCCCATTTGTTTTTCCTTTATTTTGTATGCGGGTTCTAGCCGCTACGCAGTGGGTTACTGCATAAATTCCCCCTATGAGAATATTATTATATATTTATCTAATATACAATTAATTATCAGTTGGTGCACCCAAATCAGTAACGCTGAATGCGCCGGCTGTTCCTGCTACATTGATAAATGCTATGTAATTGCCTTGACCTACTAAAAAATTATTATCAACTGTGTTCGCCGGAATGATTTCACATGCCGTTAAATTTGCAGTAACATTAGCATCACCTACTGCTACTGCTATTGCTGATGTAGTTGTAGCAATACGCACTTTATCCGTACTTGCTACTGATGTCAACTGACTTGTACTATTTGCTGTATAAATTGCTGATGCCATTTGTTTTTCCTATTTATAGTCTTCCTACTACTATTTCAATTACGCCGTTTTGGCCATTAAAGTTTTCTAGTGATTTACCAATAACAGTTCCGATCGTTGGGCTAGCACATGCCATTGCATATCCGTTACCTGCACTGACCATCATATCACCCTTAGATACGTTACCTGTAACTTTTGTTGGTACACGACCTTGCAATGCTATCGGGACTGCATGATCTCCTGCGCATTTTGCATTCATGGCAAAAGCAGGATCTGTAGATACAACACCTGCAACTTTGCTGGTTTGACTTGATGCTAGTGTTACTTCATAGTCACCGCCAAATTCTAATACAGTGCCTGGTTCATAATGCTCGTCACTTGTATAATATTCTGCCAAGTCAGCATATGTTGCATTCCAACGAGAACCAGCAGTTAAAGTCCAATTACCCGTTACAGTACCAGCAGTAGTATTAGCCCCTGTAGATAACGAAGTTATATTTCCATTTATAGTTCCGCCTACAAATAAGTTACCTGCTATTCCTGCGCCGCCGGCGACTCTTAAAGCACCTGTTGTTGTATTTGACGCTGCTGTCGTAGAAGTAATATTAGCCAGTGTTGGCACAACTAATGTTGCAATATTTGCAGTACCAGTAGTTGATATATTACCTGCTACTATGTTTGCACCCACAACTATGTTGCCGGCGACACCCACACCACCTGCAACTCTTAATGCACCACTAGTGGTAGTTGTTGCAGCAGTAGTAGAAGTAATGTTAGCTAAAGTTGGTACAATCAATGTTGCAATGTTTCCTGTGCCAGTTGTATTAATATTACCACCTGTTACATTACCATTAGCTGTTAAAATATTTGTTTGTAAATTTCCAGTTGCAGCATCAAATGCTAAATTAGCATTTGCACCTAATGCTCTATTGCCTGTTGCACTTGAACTTACAAATGTAGGGAAGAAGGTTCCTGTAGTTTGTAATGTTACTACCCCAAAATCACTTACGTTAGCATAGTTAACATTCAAGTTTGCAACTCTGGTTGTACTAGAAACAGTTAACGGTGCAGTGCCTGTTGCCACATTGCTTGTGAAACCAACTGCATTGACTGTAGCATTAACGTTTAGTGTTGTCAATGTGCCTAAACTTGTGATGTTACCTTGAGCTGCTACAGTTACGTTACCTGCAAAGTCAGCCATGTTTGCACTTGTTACATTCAAGTTAGCAACACGGGTAGTGCTTGTAACAGTTATAGGTTCTGTTCCTATACTTACATTACTGATTAATCTTGTTGCTGTAACAGTACCTGTAGCATTTAAATTTCCTACGTTAGCATTTGCATTTAAGGTTAATACTTTAGGTGCTGTTGCAGTGTAAGTAAAGTCTGAGTCACCAGCTAAAACACCACTGGAATTGAACTGAACCATGGTGTCTGTTCCGCCAGCAACACCGTTAGCTCCACCTGCACCACCTGAAACCAATGATACTGCTCTGCCACCTGTTACATATAAATTTGCAGACCCGTTGCCATTGAATAAGGAAACATTCGATCCTCCTTCTATATAAGAAACGGAAATATTTCCAGGTGCCCCAGGATCTGGAATATCGGTGATATAATATGTTAAATTATTTTCAAGACCACCGAACACTGTACCTAAAAATCTAATAGGATCATTAACATTTACTAAGGCTGTATTTCCTATTGTTATTTTATCTGTACCTGCAAAAGTTTCTGTAACGTCTGTAAATGAAAACGCACTGAATCCGTTAGATACTTGTGTATCAACCGTGTTAGCTAATAAAGGATCTTCGTAAAGTTCAAACGTGTTAGAGGTAAGTACTTTAGTATAGAAAGTACCCCCATTCAATTCCGTCATTCCCGGAACGTTTGTAATTGTAATTTCTGATCCGTTTACAAAAAAGTTATCCTCAACTGTAGTTACGACTCCTGGATCAGCTTGTGTTACATTTTCAATGAAAGCAATGATAGTCGTCTTTGGCGCCCAGGCTAAATTTCCAGTACCATCTGTTTCTAACACATAACTTAAAGCACCGCCACCTATCTTTACATTTGCTACATCGCCTAAATTTATTAATCCACCTATGTTGCCGCCACGATTAGTCCAGTCCTGTGCTACAGAATCGTACACAAGAGGTTGCCCATCTTGCAAATTGCCGCTGTCTATATTGAGGTTTCCGTAGCTACCATTAATTTGACTAAAACTAATGTTAGAATATGCAGTTAAAACTTCAATGTTTTCATTTGGACTAGTCTTACCTATGTAAAGTCTTTTAACATCGGTTGCCCAGCCGAATTCTGCTTCGTCTAATTGTGGTAAATCAACAATGTTTCCTGCACGTTGTTGGATTTTTGATATCTGAATGATTGCCATAGATGTAATCTTTAAGGTTATTACATCTATTTATCACTAAATCATCATATGAACTGTGTGTAGTACTGTTCTACCCTGCGCCACCATTTATCGGAAGCCTCAATAAATTCATTACCCTCTAAAATGAATTCTTGGTATATATTGTCTGCGGAACACATAAAAATGACGCCCTTGCGTATGTTTGTTCCGTGAACTTCGTTATGTGCGTTAGCATAGGCTGCTAGCTGAATGAAATAATCTTCTATCCACTCTTTTTTCTTGGGCTTATTAGTCTGCTTATGGTCCATGATTGCTTCTGAACCATCATGGATTCCGACCAAGTCAGTGGTTCCTGCATAAACTTTAGGAAAATACAGTCCTACTTCTGTTCCCCAAAATTCATTACATTTACTGAGTCCTTGATAAATGATATTCTCAGCCATTTTGTGACTTTGAATAGAGTAAGGATTAGAACCGGGAGTTCCTATTTTTCCCGTTTTGACGTAATCTTCAAGCCACTTGTGCATACGAGTTCCTCGGCCCGCTGCCTCAGTGGTAATAGCCTGTGCTTGTTTATGCCCCACGCGGTTACGCCATTCTTGTAACGCTTGGAGTTTTTCTTTGGGAGTAGTAGCTGAAAGTATCGTAGTTACGCTAGGTAGTTTCTCACCATCAGGTGTAGCATATCTACGTTCTCCATTGATGTTCTCTCTGTTTATGTTTATGTAATTGTATTTGTTTGGTATATACATCTAACGATTATAACACATTTTAATATAAATCATATTTAATTGGTTATACTCGAAAACTTTCACCACAACCGCATCTGTCTCTCTCGTTAGGGTTTTTAAATTCAAAACCCTCATTCAGTCCATTTCTTATATAATCAATTGTCATGCCTTGAACATAAGGACAACTTTTTGGATCAACATATATTTTACAACCATCACAATCAAATTCTAAATCATCTGGAATCTTACTATCAACATACTCTAAGGTGTAGGCAAGCCCGGAACAACCTGTAGTTTTGATTCCTACTCGTATTCCTATTCCTTTTCCTCTTTTATCGATTTGCTGCTTGATTTTTGATACTGCTTTATCAGTAGCGGTTATCATGATTTTTGTGCTGATTTTGCCATTTGTTGGACGATTTTCTTTTTCTCGTCTTCAGGTTGATCTATTGTTCCATAACCTTTAAACACAACCTGGTTTCCCTTGATATTGCTTATTAGTTGATTTAATGGTGGTTTTTTAATCATGTTATATAAGTCATTAGCACCCAATGTTATACCAAATGCTTGCAAGTATTCAATGAATGTTTGCAAAGTCATCTCAGGTTGGATACTGCCGTCATCCAAATCACTTTTTAATTGATCGGAGACGGCAATAAGTTTAGGTATTAGTGGGTCCGTAGCGAACTCATAGAGGCGCATGATTATCTCTTGGCTCTACCTGCTCCGCCCAATGGTGCTGCTTCTGGCTCTTCTGGTGGTAGTTCAGGAGCGGGTTCTTCTAAGTCAACATCAACTGTTTCTTCTCCGCCTGCAGGAAGTGGTTCCTCTACACCAACATCAGCATCTAATTCAGGTCCCATTTCTGCACCAAATCCACCACCTTGACCGGTGATAGTACCTAGAGCACCTTTTAGTGTACCTTGACTTTGTGTTAATGCTGATTGCAAAGATGTTAATGCTTCTGTGACTTGTTGATTGAATTGCTCAGATTCATTAACACCAATTTCAGATTGAATGCTGTCTGTTAATGCAGGCAATTCTTTTACAAGCATGTCACTAACTTCTTCGATCATTTTTTGAACGCTATCTACCATGTCCTGAGCAGCTAAAACAACTTGAGACTTTTCAACTTCTTCGTTCTCAACAACTATGCGAGGACGATTGGTTGCTAACTCATTGTAATGATTAACAAGAGCTTGCTCCATAAAAACTAGCTTCATGTATGCTGGGTTAGCAATGTCATGTGCTTGTTTAGCTTCCATAGCTAATGAACGAACTTTTTTAAGCATAGTTCTAGTTGCAGGCATAGTCATTTTGCTTACATCAAGATCAATCTTATAGTTCTCTTTTAGAGCCTGGTTAGCATATTCTTTTTTGTCGAAATCGGTTAATTTCATAATAGTATTCCAAAGGTTATAATATATTTATCATTTTACATAAGTTTTGGACTTTATATCGTCAAATCATTTATTTGCCAATAATTAGCCTGAGACCTGTACTCAGATAATTCATGTATTAGATTGTGCTTTTTTACTTCGTCTTGTGACAATTTACCGCTGTATATGACGATATTGTCCAAATCCTTAGTATTTTTTAACTTAGACCTAAGAGAAAAAATAGAAAAGTTGATTCCTTCTATTAACTTGTCTAAATTGTAAATTCTATTTGCTTCTGTGATTTTATCTTTTCGAGTATATATGCACCAAGTAACAGCATTCTGTAGTGAATAAAATTCGATAGTTTCAAAAGTATGCTTGGTTTCTATATGATATTTTTTATCTATTAATTTAATAGTGTATGTATCAAACAATTCATAGGATCCGTCTGGATTTTTAAAAATTGAAATGGTTACTAAATCTTTGACAAAATCTGAATTAAAGAAGTTTTGGACTTTATAATGTTCTATGTTTTTAATCATCTTTGGCTACCTCGAAATAGATGTTTCTAAGTTCATCGGATCCATCTAATGACTCAGATAATTTATCCCATTGAGTGTCGCATTTAATCATAGGTACGCCATGACAATCATTATATAACGCACCCAACTCATTTATTCCGTCAGCAAACACACTTGGGTGCTGAACCGTAAATTTAAATGTCCAACATGGATAAGTTTCATCTTCTAGTTGTCTATACAAAAATCCAAAATTGTTAAACTCATCCAACCTAATATTAATCTTTTTTGGATTAGAAATAATATCTGGTTGAGACCTTAAAGAAATTGCCTGTTGTATAGTATCAAAATTGCATTGGGTATTTCGTTTTTTCAACCAAAGTTCAAAATCCTGATCCTCAGGTGGTTTAGCCCTGTTTCTGACTCCAGTATGTGTAATATCAAACAACGTATAACAGGTAATTACAATCATACTATTATTTAGATCAATAAAAAACCCGAGAATAAATCTCGGGTTGTTTAATCTAAAAGATTAGATTAGTTTGTGAATGTAGCACTTGCTGCAACTGTTACTGCAACACCTGCTGCTGTAACTGCTGTGTCGATGCTAGATGTTGTCCATGCACCTGTTGGGTATACAGCAACTGCAAATGTGTCATTTGAAGTATCTGTGTACTCATAGATGTAAATTGTTGCTAACTGTTGTAGTGTCTGAACAATAGTATTGATGTTGTCTGTGCTGAAAGCGCCAGTGTCTTTTGTTAGAGTGAAGAAGTCTAACTTAGGACCTTGTGGTTGTACTGTTGCGCCAGAAACAACTGCGTTTAAACCACTGTTCCAACCTGCACCAGGTGCAGATGCAACAACGCCAGAATCCAATACTACGACTGGTTGATAGTCACCGTTAACTTTTGTAAATTGTGCCATTTTAATATTCCTTTTATAAGTTTGAAGCCTACTGCTTCATACACTTATTTATGCCAGATACAAAAAAATCTTGGTTTTGGATGTAAAATTAACGCTGGCCGGCTAAATTCTGAGCACTGAATCCCATTCGATTTACAAGTTTTAGTCCGTTAGATACGAATCCTTCTTGTGTTCTAGTACCGTCTTGTAAGTATCCCTGTACAGGGGCAGTTTCCGCTGCTTTATCTAGTTGAGGTACAAGGCTCATTTTTAAATTGTAAATATCGATCCAAATTTGAAATATATGCTGTATTACGTCTTTATTGCCGTCAAGATAACCCGGAACATGCTGATTAGTTTGTGGATCTGTGTAGCCCAATAATTTTTTACGCATACTGTCTGTCATTGGTCTACTAGAAACATACTTGAAGAAATCATCAGTTAAATTTTGCAGATTTTTAGCAACTATTTTTTTATTAATATAACTGGTGAATAAGTTAGTGAAACTATCAACTGCCTGGGGAGGATTACTAAAAAACTTATCTAGTTCAGGTCCATATTGTTTTGCGCTTTGTTCTGCTTTGGCTACTAGGTCTTTGTTTAATTTTAAACTGGGTACTACTGGCATTTGTGCTGGTAGTATTGCTAGAGATTTCCCTTGACCCAATCCACCTGTCGTGCCCTCTAGTGACTGTGCATCATCAGTACTTTCAGCACCTGCAGGAATAAATTGATGCACTACAATAGCTGCATTTTTTCCAGTAAAATACTTTTTTCCTATTTCACTGTTGGGATCTACTGTGTATCTAATGCCATTAGGATTAGCTTGAAAATGGTATAATCCATCTTTTTGTACTTTTAGAGGTTGATTGAATAACAAATCTCCCCAATAGTAACCCTTCTTTTTAGGTGTTACTTGCTGTAGTTCGGGCCAAATCTGATTTAATATTTGATGCAATCCTACTCTATCCACACCCCTGTTTTTATCATATTGAATAAATTGTTCGGGGCTATGTATGTACCTTGCCTCAGAATTAGTGCCTTTGTTAAACATATGTTTATCCATGACACTGAATTTACCATCAGGACCGTATCCCCATATCAATGCTGGGTATCCGTCCCATTTAATAGTAATTGCCTTAGGATTTTTTACAGTATCTACTATTGCTTGTATTGCTCTGTCTGTTCCAAATTGTCCTTGAAGAAACACTAGATCCTCAGGATGATCCATGTGCCCCTTTGCTTCAAACAATGGTTTTTCTATTTTAGAAAGTTTATTTGATAAACTTCTGAGTGCTTCATTTAGGTGCATATCACTTACTAGCCTTACTGTCCAAATAAGCACGTATACCTTTTAATAAATCAGGATCAGTTATTTGCTTTATCGACCCCAATACAGCCTTTGCTAGCATGTTTTGATCTATTCCTGGAACAGATGTAGTGGTTGATTTAGCTGGTGCAGCAGGCGCTGAAGTTTTACTACTGGTAAATTTTCCTGTAGCAGGATCCTGTGCAGGTCTTTTTCTAGTTGCAGTAGTAGCGGAAGGTTGTGCAACAGCGGGCTGTACAGCTTTTTGTTGTATTGTAGATTGTGCAGCTTTGAATTCAGGGGACCCGCCCTTAGCACCTAAAGCAGTTCTAGGATCAGTCTTTTTGACTTTCATCTTAGGGATTCGTGTAACAGGTTTTGCAGATGCTGCTGCTTGTTTATCAAAATAAGCCTGTTTTCTTTGATATGCAGGTGTTTCATAATCAGGAGACATTGAAGCCTGAACTCCTGAAGGTTTAAATTCAGCAGGAGGTTGTTTCTTTTTAAAAGCCCCCTTAAGTTTATCTATAATACTAGCTTCTGTTAAAAACTCATTAGCTTTCATCTGTTGTCCTTTTTATACTTTTACTGAATCTATTTTGATCTTTGGACTTAATAGCAGAAAGCAACTTCTTTTCTAAAATTTGAGCCTTTTCACCATCATAGTGACGATTGATAAGTTCAATCAAATTGATTGCGCTGGTAATAATATTATGTGCCCTGCTCTCAATAACATGCGACATATCACGATTATTACCAATCGATTCTAGTTCTTCTAAAAGGCTACGGGTTTTCTTTTGCATAAAAAATAGTCCTAACAGTATTTATGCGTTTTGGGTCATTTCTTCAATGAATTTAGCAATGTTTTAAGTTTAGCACTTTGCACATCGGCCACGACTTTTTTAGCTAAAGGTTCTATTTCCCCGGTATTAGAATCAATCACTTCTGTAACATTTGACTGCGGTTTCAGTTTACTCATTAAATCGTTTGGACTAGGTTGTGCTTGTCTAGGGGGTTGATATCCTTCAGGATTAGGGTCTGTAATTCTAAGCGTTTCTACATTGAATTCCAACTCAATTTTCTGACCTACACCTGAACTTGAACGGGTTTTCATCAACTGTAATTGATACTGGCCACGCTCACGCATACTGCGACTTGTAAAAATACCGAACACATTATCCGCAGTATTAATCTTACTAATACCACCAGAAATGTGACTATGGTCGAACTCGATTTCTTCAACTGCTGATCGGTTCAACTGGGAAGCAGTTACGAATAGAACATTCAGTTCCTTCGCTAAATTACGCAATTCTTCCGATACATACTTATCCTTAACGAACAAGTCTGATGGGCTGACTTTTGCGCTGACGGGCATAAGCAAGTCCAGATAGTCAACACACAAAAAGTCTACTTTTGTGCCTGTTTGAATCTGCAATTCCTTACAATATGCTCGTAAGTCATTTACTGTTGATTGTGCTGGCATGTACTTAATTCTAAGTTTACCTGCCTTCTTTGCCATCATTTTTACTTTCATCTCAATATCGTCAATAGATTTAAAAATCTCACGACTTGAGGTCTCTGTCATCATACTATCGATACGCATACTACACAATCCCTCACTCAATTCAAGTGTTACATAAACACCATTGAGTCCTGCCTGCGCCCAGTTGACTGCTAGATTCTGCATGAACAAACTCTTACCTGAGCCTGAACCGCCTGCAAAAATCTGTAATTCGCCACGATTAAAACCACCATAGAGTTTTTGATCCATGCTTGGCCAACCTGTCGAGTTCTGTCCATTGTTAGATTTCAATGCCATCAATCGACCTCGAGGATCAGCAAAGTAGTCTGTACCCATGTCTCGCTGTAGACTGATTTGCACAGCGTCTTTGATTAGTTTCTCAACAGGATCATACTCACCCTTTTCAAGCAAGTCTGCTGATTTAAGAATCGCACGTTCTAATTCTTGTCGTTTAGTAAACTTCTCAAACTCAGCCAAGAACCATTCATAATGTCCCTGATCTAGTTCGGGCAATGTATCAATCTCTACGCCTGTCACTGCTTTGATTTGTGCAGGCTCAGGCATTACATTGTATTTTGTACTGTGTTCTGTTAAAAATTCTGCTACCGGGCGCAACTTCTTGTCAAAGTTAGCCGGATTCATAATGTTCATCACTCTAGTATAAAGTTCCGCATTCGTAACCATCATACGAAGGAACAATGTTTGCATGTCAATATTATATTCTATGCTCAATTTTCTTCCTCATCATTTCTATTTTTACTTTACTTGTTGTGGCATATTGTAATATACTTAATAGCGTAGGCAGCTTGCCATATTTTACTACTGCATCATTTACATCTTTTACACCAGCTTCCCATGGGGGAATGCTTACACTATAACCTAATTCTAATGCCCTATTGCACAATTTTAAACCTGTACTGTCTCTGTCGGGTACAAATATTATACGACGGTTTAAGTTACTTAACAATAGTGCTTGGTCTTCACTGATATCATTATGCATTAATGCGCAACCATTTATGCTCAGTGCATCAAAAATACCTTCAACCAATATACAAACTTCATAATCTCTTTTTTGAAAGTCGTAGCCAAACACATAGCCTGGCTGTTGTTCGTTTAGATACTTTGGGATTCTATCGTCTAAGAATCTACTTGTGTTACCTACAATCTTGTTGTTGAATGTATATGGAATAACAATACGATTTCCCATTCTACCTTCTTCATGTGGAGTAATCAAGAAGGGATAGTCACGAACATTTATTTTCCTACTTTTCAAATAATCAACATATATTTTATGATCTGGATTATTTTCGTCAATCAGTTGACCTTCAGGAAGTGTAGTCTCTTTGAAGCCTGCTTTGAATTTTTCTTTTTTGACTCTGACATATTCAATTAGGTCTTTCTTTTGTAAACTTTCTAAGTTCCAACGTTGAATCTGTTGTTCATCGATTCCCATCCATGACAACAGTTTTCTAGTATTCTTTGAAATTGCTTTACCTAACTGAAAGCCACATTTAAAGTTACAATTGAAGCAATGATAGCTCCAATTCTCACCATCCATTCTGATACCACCGCGACCCCTTTTATCTTGGCGATGACCCATATGTGTACAACATACAGCATTGAAACTGTACCAACCACTTTGGGTATGTTTTTTCTTGCCGGGGATTAAGGTCAGAATATCAAACATCGTTATAGTATAACGATGTATTTAAGACTTTTCAAGTATATAGGATAATTATCTGGATAAGACTTTATCCACTTGTCCACTGTTGCTTGTAAAGCTAACACGGATGTATGGATGATAACCTTTGACTACATATCCTTCAGTTGCGCTAGTATTAGCATATGAATGCAATTGAATGGGGTACCAGTCACCGTCGGGTATAGTAGAACCTTGAACAACCACGTTACCATAGAACTCATGGTAATTTACTTGTATTGTTAACACTGGATTGTCATTAGTTTCAAACACACTAGTAACATAAGTATAATCAGCATTTCCTAATTGTATATTAGGAACACTTGCTAAGTTAGGAAAAGGTTGTCCAGTGGGGATGGATATTTCTGCGCTTGGTACAAATGAAGGTAATACTGAATTTACTATGTTCATATCCCCACGGGCACCTGCATTTTGGTCTACGAACACTGGGAAATCAAATGCACCGACCGGTATTTCTAATGAATAATATGCTTTTTGCGGCACGATATCTTCTAAGTCTGCAGGGTTCAAATATAGTGATGCTATGCCAGTTGCAGGTAACTGCAACGTTAAGGCTTTTTGTATTAATATTTGGTTACCTGTATAACTGATAATTCTACAAGTAATTTCTTTGCCTGTGATATCTACAGGTTTTTGCTCTTGGTTGAGGAATTGAAACTGTATTTGATTGTCAACTCCTTTGTGTAGTGTTAGGGGTTTAGCATACTGTGGCATATATTTCCTCGGTGAAAAGCCGGTCAAAAGTACAACAATCTGTCGTTGGGTATAATAAAAAACTGAAGTTGCGTACACAAGAATTTTCCTTTAATGTATTTAGCAAGGAAAATAGTAAAATATTAACAATGGTTTACCCAGATTAAATAGAGTAATTGTTTTCTATTTTATAATAATGCAGAATGAATTTTTCAGAAAACTTAGTGAAAATCACCCGTTTATAACAGTATGTAGTTATGCCAACCAAGATTATGTTGGAATAGTACAAAATCGTGATGATACAGTGACAACGATATATGACTATGGATCTATAGTTGATCCTATAGTAAAATCTAAGTTTTTAGAGTTAGGTGACCAATGGTGGTGGGAAAGTAATAGACTTGTTCCCATAAACCTATTCCTTAAGGAAGAATGGCTTATTTTTAGACCTTATTTAAGGACTTTTACAAATAAAAATTTGACGATATTACATGGACCCGTCTGTAGTATTAACGAACTGGCCAAGCGTAGATCCAAACGCAAGAGTATCACCCTCGTTAAGCGCATCTCCTAATTCTTCAATTAGATTCATATGCACTACTACAAGATGTGCGTAAGCTATTGCGTGACTCTTTTTGAAGCTATATCCAGTGTCATCCTTGTCCCAGATAGTTTCACTAACTTCTTTCCATGTTTTGCCTATCAAATGCTTTTTTGACGGTCTAATTACAGCCAAAAACATTGCCAGTCTGGGAATAGTATCTATTGGTTCAGGCATCTTTTGCAAAGACCAATAGTGATTGCCCAAATGTATTAATTTTTCAACAAAGTTCTTGTCTTTTAACTTAGACCAATCAGGGTCACGCATCAATTCAATTAAATGCTTTTCATCACGAACATGATTGTAGACATGTACATTCAAAAAGTCTAACTTCAAATATCCCCTTTGCTCTGCAACAGCATAATCTATACTAGCCATGTCATTAATAGCATCGTATGGAATATCAGTTACATGCACCCCTGTTGCATGTTTTCGGATAGGTGAAACATTTCTCATTGCCGCAGGGGTATGAGAAATAAATTTCAGTATTTTATCTCTGTCACCAAAGTCAATATCTACATCCGAGTTAAATTTCATTTTTCTTTATTAGTTCTGGGCTATGTTGAGGTAGAACACTATCTTGTTCTTTTGCATCACGCTTTAATTTTTCTAACTCATATACCCGATTTCTTAGTTCAGTTGAACTATAATCGTGTTGACGTTTGTGATAGTATAACTCAATTCCGTTTTGAATACAATATTGTTTGCCCGTAAAATCTCTGTTAAGATATTCTTCGCTAAGAAACCTAATGTCAATTTTTTGTGTCATTAATAATTGCAACAAATCATATTCGGTTGAGTACACTAATATTTCATCTACGTATTTACAAGCCTGTAATTGTACATAACGTTCATAGATGCTTTGCGTGGGTTTATTTTTAATACCAGGTCTATCAACTGTAGGGTCAACTTGTAGTGCAACAATCAAATAATCGCATAACTGTTTTTCCATCTTTAGCATCGTTACATGCCCTGCATGAAACAAATCAAAACTTGAACAATTAAATCCTATTTTCATTTGTCTTTCTCCGATAATAGAGGAGTGATTACAGTGGGCCATGCAATATTATATTGATTCCATTTAAAGTTTTCTTCTAATTCTTTATTATAAGGCATATCAATAATATACTGAACTATTGCCAATTCAGACAATGACATGTATCCATGTGCGTATTGAGGAGGAATTAATAGTCCACATGTGTTGTCTAGTTCGATAGCAAACCACTTACCAGTTTCAGGTTCTAGTGCAACATCAAAAATTCTTCCATACACAGGCATAACTAATTTTGATTGATTTTGTCTATGCATACCTCGAATTACATGTTGCTTGGATGTTGCCGTGTTTAACTGACGGAAGGTGCCTCTCATTCCATCATTTACTGTTTTCCAAGTTTCGCAAAAATTGCCTCTGTTATCGTTATGCTTTACATGTTCAACAATTTTTAAACCTGATAGTAACTCACCGTATGTTTTCATCTTTGTGCTAGTCCTGCTTTGATTAGTTTCATGTATGCTTGTTGCACAACAATAGCCTGTCGTTCTGCATCTTCAACTGCTTTGTGACTAGTAGAATGTCCGCCGTCTTTTAAACTTACTCCTGCTATTTCATATAACGTTCTTGTGTCTCGCATTGACCAGAAAGGCCAGGGTATGGGGTTTGGCTTGTCACTTGTTTGACGCCATGCGTGTTCCATGACTACCAAATCAAAGGGAGCACCATTACTCCACACAGCACGACGGTTCCAACAAAATTTATAAAGGATCTCCATACACTCTCTAAATGGTATGCGTCCAGTTTCGTCAAATGCTTCATCAAGTGCAGCTGGGTTTTGTTCACTCCACCAACGTAATGTATCTTCATTGATACTTCTATTATATATTTCTGTTTGGTCCTCTACAGTAGGTTTAAGTTCTAGTTTTTCAACGACACCCTGACCTTTAGGATCAAATCTAACTGCGCCGATAGAAAGTATAACACAATCAGGTGTTGTGTTCAAACTTTCAATGTCAATCATAATATCCGCCGCCATGTTATTCCTTATTTTTACAATTATCAAAGTGATATCTTTTCATTTGATTTCTACCACCAACTTTACTACAATGTGGGCACACAACTTTAGGCATATTTTTATTAGGATTCATCTCACCTTGAAAATTGTGAGTCCCATTCACTACTCTTTCGGTTGCTAATTTCTTATTATGAATCTTTCCTAATTCGCCGGCCCACGGATGTTTCCCTGATTCTACTAATTTTTTGTTTCGTTGTAAAGCATTAAGGCTACCTTGCTCACCTTGAAAATTATGGGTTCCTTCTTTTAACCGTTGAGCCTGGACTTGTTTGCTCAATTCTGATGAAAAATTATGTGTGCCCTCAGTAATTCTTTTGGCTGCTACTGCTTTACTGAGTTTACTCTGTAATTTCTTAGAAAGTTCAACTGGAATATTCATTCTCATTATAATGGCTAAACATGCGCCATAGTCACCTTGTGAAAAATGAACATCATAATGTTCTTGTATCGTGACTAATTTCAAATTTTCAATAGAATTATTTTGATGATTACCATCAATGTGATGTATTTCATAACTTCTACCGTCTTTGTCTTTTGGTATCGGACCGTTGTGTGATTCCCATATTTTTCTATAACTCATAATTGACTCCTGATATAGTTATTTATCATTCGTCAATCATTATATCATTTGTTTTTACTCTTTGTATATGGTGGTTCTAGTCTAGGTAAACCACAATCTGCACAATTACATCTAGCCCAAACTCCACCATAATCATTCCGTTCTAGTGTCTCGTAACTTGTCCAACGATGCCAACCAAGTCTACAACGCCAAGACTGAATAGGCTTTAAGCCCTGCAATTGCCTCCAAGTGTTTTCTATTTTCGTGTTCATCAATTCTTCCACATTTCATACGTAAACTTTGCTTTGTCTCCCCAGACCTCAATGTATAATATACCGCCTGCTAACCAAAAATCCCATTCTCTACTTCGTTCACCTAGATTTCTACGACACCATTTAATGTGTTCTGTTTCATCAATCTTGTGAAATCTCAAATCAATCTTATACAATGAATGACCATCTTTATGTTCTACTCCACTACGGTCTGTTAAACTACCTGTCATCATAGGAGCATATGTGCCGGTGCTCACACCCAAACTTTTTTGTATTGCCATTATAGATACCTCAGACTAAACCATGTGGCTAATTCTTCTGTATGAAACATAAAAATAGTTGTTCTATTATACTCGGCATCCATTGCCCAGTCATCATATTTGGGTGGGCGGTATTCAAAGTCAAAGTCTTTACCCTGAACATATCCGTTATTTCTAAGTTCTCTGACTAACTCTATAACATCATTGGGCATCTTATCAAGTACTTTAACTTCGATCATTCACATAACTTCCAATGTATGTAGACCTTTTCGTTCATAACGATGCTGCCAAATGTTGTGTACCATATGTCATGTTTTTTCATATAGTGTTTCTTACACCAATCGATTGTTTTAATATCTTGTTTTAACTCATAGAAATTCATAGTTTCCCAATCATTACCATTCCAAAATGTTTTCTTAAAACTTCGTATCATTGCCACCTCAACGCAACCCAAATCATATCTTGCTCATTTTCAAAATGAAAGATGTAACCCGGAAATGCTGATCTAAAGCCTACCCAAAAGCAACACCAAATACCTTCTCTGTTGTCAGTTACACTCCATGGCTTACCCAAATTTTCTCTACACCAACGCTCTGCCTCACGCTGGTTAGACTTGTGTATTCTCACAGAATAAGGCAAGTTTTTCATGCCCACCTCAACAAGAAATGCATAAAGTCTTTTTCATTCTTAAATGCAAAATAAACAATGTCACTACCACCTACATCATTGAATTCATCTCTACCCCGGTAATTCTCCAACACACGATGAATATCACGGCGATAGTTCCATCTAATTTTTTCTTCACACCAAGCTGTCATTTCATCATATCCATAAATAGTACCAAACGGTCCATAATCACTAACGCATTTAAAAGCATAGTGTCTATAATCTCTTATAGCATAAACATAAGGATAATTTTTATAAAAATCTTCAACAGTATTTGCGTAGGGTACTACATCAGGATCACGATTGTGTTTATAATGTCTCCATGTAGGATACCCACTCTTTTTAAGTTTTCTATTTGCTTTGTACCCACGGATTCTCGCCCCATTCCTCCGGATAATCTTTTTCAATAACTTTAGGAATACGATATGGATGCCCTTCTGGGTCCCAAACAAGGAAGAAAGTAGTGTAATCAATTTCATTTTCAAACCAAACATAAAATCTGTATCCCTGAGTGTGACCTTTGTAGTTGTTTATTAGTTTTCTATCTACCAAATCTTTTAATTTTTTACTGATGCCCATCTTGGTCATACCTGCAGCCATTCCTGCTGCACCACTAGGTAAATAAAACTCTAAACATATCATTCTGGAAACATCAATCTAAAAAAGGTTGCATATCTTTCATCTTCAATAGTGAGACTCCAGTCTTCATAGACCATATTTGGATGCCAAACTTTTTTCGCTAACCAACCTTGACCGCCTATGCTATTATGAATGTAATGCATTCTAGGTCCGATATTCTTTGCGAGCCATTGTTCTTGCTCACTGCTCAATCCATTTTTAAGTGTTATCGTAATCATAAGTCAATACATCAAATAATTC